ATAAGAATGTGTATTTTGTGGGATTTTGATGAATTATTGTTGCTTAATCCAATAAGTTTACCTCTATTATATTGCTAAAATTACCATTGCCACAAATTATAACTCACCCCACCACCTACATAGAAACCGCCCGGATAACCATACCCAGCCTGCAACCCTAATCCCCAACGCTTTTTCTTCGACTTAATGGGTACCGGATGATAGATGTTATTCGTTACCGTCTGATAAACCGTCTTCGGATACACAGTCATACTATCCAGCCGCGGGTCTACATATCCGCTCACCACCGCACGATACAGGCTATCTTCATACACAACCCGTTTGCGATGAAGCAAGGTATCGCCTATACGTACTGTGTCATTCGGCAATATCTGCCAAAAGACCGCTATCGGTGCGGAGATAAGAACCGTATCAGTCTTGACAACCGTCTGTATCTTTGTTTCGGTACGTATTTCTGCCGGCAAAGGCTCGAGCGGACGGAACCACGCCGCCACACAAGCGATTGCCAGCAATACAACTAATAGCCAGGGTAGATTTTTCATGACCTCAACAAATAATGATTTACAACCATACCTGCACATATTGCGGCAACTCCATACAGCAAGTCTATTTTGTTCCACTTGCCGTTATAGTAGTGGCAACGGTCGCTGTTCTCCTTGATAAAGAGCATCAGCAATGCAGTGCTGCCACCGAATACTATGGCGGTGGATAGATAGACCACCGCGCCTAAGATGTTATTTTTCATACCAATAATAGTTGATGTTATTTAAAAATGTAATAACTCACTTCTTAAAAAGTCTTTCATACACTACTCCCGGTTGCATCTACCCACTCATTAGTATCGTCATTCTTTTTCCAAACCGGTTTGTTAAGAGAAGTATCAAAATAATAAAAGCCAGCAGGAACATTAGTCGGTCTATTTTCACTATTCCCTTGTTTCCTAGTATTCGCTATAATACCATTTTTATCAAGCCAATTAGTTCCATCATACTGATATTTATGACCTTTTACATATGCATAATCACCTGCTATCCAATGGCCTTCTGTTGGTATTTCTTTCAATAACGCAGTGACATTCATACCGTTATTCTGGTATACGAACCCGACAGGTGATTGTTCATCTATTATATTGTATTTTTCATCTTCATCATCAATCTCCCATTTAGTCGGATTGCCGACAATAGTTTCCCCGTCATCAATTAATATAGCAGTACCACAAGCCAATAGCGGTAAATATATTTTATGTCTTTCATCTGAATTGAATGTTCTTCTTAGCATTGCTGTTGAATTCGAATATGTTGTAGAGAACAAATTTAATTGGATAACCTTATCATTTTCTAGCCTATTTATACTGTAAGAGTGAGATCTTTTTGTTATTATTTTGCGTGCCTTATCCAAGACCTCATATAATTCGTATTTATAATCGCCTATTCTAAGTGTATTATTATAAGTAAAATATATTCTTTTTGCCGGGATTAAACTGATATTATTTTCATAAAAATAATATGACAACTTATTGGTTATAGATGAAGCGCATACAATTCCATTATAATATCTGCCGTTCATAGACGGAACTTCATATATAGTACCTTTCTCCTTTATGAATACATTTTGTTTGTAGTATATATCACCATGATTTGATGAGACACTAACATAGCTATTGATAATTCTAACATCCGCATTCTTTTTTTCGACATATATGCAGGTAGGTTCTTGTATATAGACCTGCTCTTTTACATATCCATGATTATTAAATACACAATCTTGTATTATTAGAAAATTTGAACTTGATTCTCCTTTAAATGTGAATATTGACTTTTCATCAACATTTAGAGGATTTCTATGGAAATAGCATTTTATAAAGGTAGATGTGGAATCTTGTAATTTTATTTTATAGTGAACGGTATCTTCATTATGAAGCCCAAAAACAAAAGCGTTAGCATAATATAAATATACCCCGCATTGTATACCATTTCGGAAAGTAATATTCGGATTGTTTGAAAAATAAAAATTCATGTTATAGCAGTTATCTATAACTGTATTGTCGCCATTACTCTCCCATTTAACATTAAAATCCTTATGGGCATCATATTGTGGATTTTTCAATCTTGCCCTGTCATCAGCTCTTATATTATAGAGGCGTACATTATCTGCATAAACAGGAAATACAATGATTTTATTAAAGTGACTTATAAATACATTCTCTATATTTATATATCCATCAGATACTATAGCATGTGCATTAGGATAATATTCCAAGTATTCTGTTTCTTGCCAACCTGAGTACTTATATCTAATATCCAAGTCTTTTATCTGCATAGTTGCATAAGGTGTACTTAATGGATTAAAATCATCATCTAAATTACAGTATATGGCATACCCATCATCTATTTGAGATAAAATAATACTACGAGCATGCCCACATCCTATTAGGCTATTATAAATATTAAGAACTATTTTTCTGCTGATATTGTATATTTTATCTGATAGTTTTACTGTAGGACAAATATTCAAAGCCTGCTGTATGGCAGCGGACCAATCCCCATCTTTAGGAGAATGAAACCACTCCGGACGAGCATGAGTATTTTCTATTTTTCCTTCTAAAAAGCCATTACTTATACTTCCACCTTGAAAATCGAACATACAACCTTCCGGCAAAGTTATGGTGGCACCATCCAAATCAAAATCATACTGAATCATATAAATTGTATGAGGCTGATTAACCATATCCTGTGTAAGTATATTTTTACCGTCTATAATATTCCTGCGCAAGATTTTATACCCCATTCCCACATGTATTCCAGGATTATAAGCACGGTCAGCAAATTTTAAAACACTTAAGTTTTCCCCTTTGTCTACAGATACAAGGTCTTCGTCGTCCGCAAGATTGTTTATTGTACCGCCACCACTTGCGTTAATAAACTGCTTGGTCGATTCAGACAGCATATCAGGAGTAACACGCTGGGAACTGAAATTTGAAATTGCATCACTTTCCGCATCCTTTATTTTGTCGATGGCTTCATCTCGGATATCGGTCAATTTATCTTTATTTGATTTCCAGTTCTCGATATTTTCAAATACTCCACCTGCAAATTCCCACGTCTCCACAAGTCCGCTATTGTTCAAGAATGACACCTTTAGCCCAACCATTCTTATATCTTCCGGAACTTGAACAATAGCACCTTCTAATGTATATCTATTACTGCCATCAATCCCGAATGAAGGATGATGAATGGAAACATTATACTCGGTTATATAGCTCATATATCCACCTTTTCCGGAACTAATGAAACTCTTTAGGGCGTTAGGGGTGATAGAACCATTTTCTCTGTCTTCTTGAAATGGAAACTGCTCATTACCCGTCAAAACGTCTCTTTTGGGGAGTTGTCCAATTTGTTGTCCTTTTTCTGTTTTCTCTTCCATACTACTATTTATTTTTACTTGTAAGCAATATCGGCTCTTCATTAGTCAACAACAATGGAGCGTCATTGGCTAATAATAAATACCCTTCGTCAGGAAATGGATGCGGCTTATTTCCGCCAGCACCGGGAAACCCTATGGTAAGTATGCTGATTACGGGAATGCCGATTATAGGAATGCTGATGTGAGGGATAGTGATTGGTTTCATAAGGCTATCCCTCTTTAATCATTTTGGCTTCTGACACTTTCGTAGCACTTCTTATTGTAATTTCCATACCTGCCGCTATGCCAATAAGACGAAATATCACATTGGAAGGACCTAAGGCTTGATTGGCATTTGGGGAAAGCGGGATAGGATTCATGCCCTCGATATTGGCAAATACAGTCACCATTCCGCCCTTGTTCTTTATCTGTATGGTAACGGGATTACCGTCACTGACAAACGTTGCGTAATACGCTGTTTTGCCTTCTTCTTGTTGAAATGATAAAACTTCTGTTGCCATGATGTTTATTTTTTAGAGTTTCAATACTTGGTTTCTGTTGCCTTCTCTTCGGTGGCTGACGTGTACCCATGAGAAGTTTTTCTCATCAATAACCTGGTCAAAGGGAAGTTTCAATTCTTGTATAAGATTGAACAGTCTTTTGTTCTCTTTCGGGGTGTTCGGCGTACCGACAATATCGGCAGCACACCCGTTCATGTGGTCGCTCGTTTTAGAGCCGCCTACCGCTTTATTCAGAGCAGGGCAACGGTATCCGCTTGTCACTGTGATAGGTTTTCCGTAAGCTTCTCTTAACGGGTCGAGGACATTGTCAACCAACGCTTGTGCATTGGGAAGCAGTTCTTGCGGCAATCTGTTATCTATAGCTTTCTTATCAGCCGTTTCGCTTTTAACCAGTTCTGCAATTGTAAAGTATCTCATGTTATTTCTCCTTTCTAAAATATTTGTCATAAACCACACGAGCCACCCATCCGGCAACAACACCGACACCGAATGATGCAACAGTAGTCAGGTTCACCCAAAACGGTGTGTAGTGCATGTAAAGCATAACTCCCACGATGATAGCGATAACAATCGCTGCGATAATCAGTTTCTTTTTCATTTTGTTACTCCTTATCTTTAGTTATTATTTCACTCATATCTTCTTTCTCGACATCGAGCACTTTCTTTCCGAACAATCCCAACGCTTTCAGTAAGTTGAAATTATATCCCTTTGGCTTCAAGATATTGCTTATGATAGAGCAGAACTCTATGAAGCAGACAAACAAGCATGAATACACATCAATATTCCATTTATTGCCGGAAGCAATGTTTATCATCACCACCATACAGACAAAAGCAAAGTATGTTACCATTTTACCCATAGTACGGCGCACAGCACTTGAAAACCGAAATTCTTCACCCAATAGCAGGCATTTCCTTATCCCGAACATCAAATCGCATACAACGACTGAAAATGTTACTATCAGCCACGGTATCATGTGTTCCAATGACTGTGCAATAAAACTGCTTGCTATTACCGAGAAACCACCCGGTATGCTTTGGGTAATAATGTTATTCTTCATCTTATCGTTATTTGTCAATTATTCCTATCTTTGTGTCTCTTATCAAATAAGCTAACTACTGTCATTCCGTTTTGCTCGTGAGAGTAGGACGGGATTTTCATATCTTGCCGTAGTATCTGAACCATGCACCCCATTTGCGTTCTTTCAAGTAATTCGGATTATCCTGGTTGAGTTTGGCTTCCATTTCAAATGCGCTTGCACGGTAAGCATTTTTATTGACCTCTCCGTCCCCAATCTTGTTGTCTGTGAACAAGTGATACACGAAGCTCACAAACCATTCTGCCAAATAAAGAATGTAGTAGAATAGCGGGATAAGTAACAGCCACCATGCACTGACATTGAACGCCAGCAATACGGACGGGATAGCCGCTATCTCCATACACTCGAAGAACTGTTTCTGATGTGTCCGTTCATGGCGGATAGTCGTTTCGGATAGTTCTTTCAGCTTCGTAAGGATGAAGCCGAAGAGCATGATTGTTGTGTAGCCGCCAAAGAGGATAAGTTTGGCTAATTTGCTGTTGTAGTAGATTGTTTTTATATACATCATCTTATTTATTCATTATAATCAAAAATAAAAATTACATAATCTAAATCATCATAATCGTTCTCAGCAAAAGCATTAATGTAGCTTCCAGGTTGACTTATATCTTCTCTAACTTCAATTGGTTCATTTTCTTCTCCTGTGAAATGCCATTTATAGATTTCTAAAAATCTAATAGGAACATCGTTTTCATTTTGTATATTAAAATTAATATTACTACCTACACCATTAGAATACCAATCTATTTTACCACTTTCAACAGTAGTTAACTGTCCACTTCTATATAGACTAATATTATGTGAACTAAGATTAGCTATTATTAACATTCTTGTACCATATAACGTATCAGAAGGTGGTAAATAAGTTAAGCATCATATAATTTGCTCCAATCAAATTCTTTGCCCGCAATCAGCTTATCTCCAGCAAATAACCCTGAGGTCAATTCTCCTATTTTTAACATAATCATTATTCCTTTAATCGGTTACACAATATGCTGTATTGACATCCTTAGAGCCAATAGCCTCGTACTCGGCAGCGGTTTTCTTGGTGAGGGTGGTGAGATTGTCGGATTGAACTAAATGAGCTACATAATATTTTGTGGCATTTACATCAACATTGTATATAACACCAATACGAGAAGTATAATAAATATTATTAGTATTGTAAACAACAATAAAATGTAACTCATAGGATGTTCTTTCATTACTTCTCCATGCATTGACACATCCTAGCTCTAGGCAGTTTGTAAAATTATCGTCGAAGTGAAAATAATACCTCGTGTGCTTAGTTAATATATCTTCGACGATAGCTTTGAAACTTTCAGCTCCTCCAAATAGCTCATCTATTTTAGATTGGGCATCTTGTCCTTGAAGTGATGTAGGATGTAATACTGTTTCTACATTAGGTATTTTTAAGCTTTTACCATAATGGTAACTATCCACATACTCCTTTGTCGCTATATTCTCCACTATTGCTGCGGGAGTTTCAGTAGTTGGACTAACACTTTGGTCGCCTGGTGCATATGTATCAGTATGAAGAATAACTTTTGCTTCATGAGAAGCATAAAAGTGGTATTTACCACCACCTCGTACAAAAACATAGCATGTATCAAAGTGGCTCAAATTACCTAAACCCCTCACAGGGTCTATATCTGCATGAATGAAATCTGATAAGTATATAGTAGTCTCGCTATCAAGATTAACACCCCAAGCATTCGGAGCAAATTCCCAAATTTTGCGAGTAGAAAATCCTCTCTCATGTGTAGACCATGACGGTTTTGTACCGCTATCTAAGGATACCAGCACTTCTACTCGTATGTTCATTCTTTCTCCAGCAGCAATCGTAACCGGATACCATGTATTTTCATCCAACCCGGAGGCGTCAATCTCTGCAAGCTGCATCATGTAGCCAACACTACGAGCGCTTGAAATGCTGTCATCGACATATTTCTTATCAGAAACTTCCGCCCAATTCCCATTTTTACGACCGTATGCCTTTCCATCAGTTGGCGCTTCTTCTATGCCGCCTATCTTCCCCTGACTTACCCATTCGCCGTTCACCCACGCGTAGTAATCATAAGGGGCTTCCGTACCTACAGCCATGAACCCGTCAACTGCCGAACCATCGGGAACAGCGGATTTCAAGGCTTCAAGGGTGGCGTATTCGCCGGCTACCTTAAATGATTTCCCAGGTTCTCCTTGTATACCTGGCTCGCCTTGTTCTCCTTTCAAAAATTCTAAAGGATAATTGACCACAGAAGCTTCACTGTCGCTTCCTGAAGGTTTAAATGCAGGCAATGACGTTACATCATCCGCTTTGTCCGCATTCGGTACTTCATTAACCCCTATGGAGTTAGCCATAAGGCGGGCAACTATTTCCTGATAATCCTGTTCTGTCCAAGCCATAATTATTCCTGTTTATCGGTTACTTCTTCCGGTTGATTGTTGATAGCACGATTGAGCGCGTCAATAAAAAAAGGTTTGCAAAAAGCATTTGCATGCTCTTGTATCAAGGATACTTCTTCATCGGTATACTCTGTCTCTTCATTGGAGTTGTATATCTTCAAAGCGAGTGCATGCGATGCGATACCGTTACCGTTCCGGTATAATACATTCGCAAAATTCTCTCTACAATCTATATTTTCACAATGCTTACGGGTAATGTCCGTAGCAATCAGTAATTGTTTAAAATTTATCTTTTTCATAACTTTTGCGTTTATTAATTTGCTGGATACGATTTGGTCCTAATATTGTCTTTATAGAAGAAAAGGCCCGCTCTAGGCTCTAAATTGCAGAAATAATTATGTCCTCCCATATTTACCGATATTGATATGTTTCCACCCGATAAACTTACGTCAGAAATTTCTTCGTCTCCATGATATGTATGCAACCTAATTTTGGGATAGTAATTATTCGAACCTCCCCATTCTTCAACCATAAAATTAATACCTCCCACTTCCTTACCGTTTTGATTATACATCCGAATAGAATTAGTATTTGGGTCTATTTCTATTTTTGTACCTGATGAAGCGGTTGACATTTTGCCAACAATGCTAACATTCCCATTTTCGTCTATCACCAAAGAGTTGTTAGGAGTTCTTACATTTTTAAACACCCCGCTGTTTGCATTTATCTCTCCTTCAAAATATCCACCAATAGCCTTTATTGTCCCGTCTGCCTGAATAGACACATTCCCGTTGGCGGATATATTTCCGGTAAAGTATATGTTTTTGGAAACCACGGAAATGTTATCAAGTGCCACATTGATTTCCGAACCTAATCCGTCTTTTTTGACATATAATTTAAGTTCATCGGTAACTCCATTGATGTCCAGTCCCAACTGCGTTACATCTTCCTCTATTTTTGTAACAGACAACTTAATGCTATCAGCCCGCTGCTCAATCTGTGAGAACCTTTGATTGTTGCTTTCCGAGAGTTCCTTTACTTCTAACCTGATACTTTCTGCTGTCTGCTTTATTTCGGAACTCAATTTTGTATACAAATCCTCGAATGCGTTTTCGGCAAGAGCCAACGAATGTATGTATATATCCCCCGTAAACTTCAACTCAAAATCGCCCGTTCCGTCCCATGTGCCGGAATACTCCTTCATTGCGTATTCCTCACCCGGTTCAAGACGTTCGGTGAAATGCAGGTTCTGACCGGGAAATCCTATTGTCAGCGTTCCGGCTGTAGCTACCCTATACCGGAAAGAGATAAAGAATTTTCCCGGTTCTTCCCCTTCCTCATAGGTCGGTTTATTGGCTAAATCAGCATTTGACTGTTTAATTCCGGAAGAAAGAATACGAAGCACGTTTCTATCCCCGTCTCTGATAATGGCAGCCATGGCATCCTTGCGGGAATAGAACTTGTCGTTAACCAATAAGAACTTTCCGTTCACAGTAAAGAAACGAACATCGTTCTTTGTCTCCCAACCGTTCGTATTGCTTGCAAATGATGCGTTATACAGATAATTATCCTTTGCCTGCACCTCGTCAAGCACTTTGGAGATTTCAGAGTAAATCAAATCTTCCAATATCTTGAACTGGGTCATAATGTTTATTCCCGTTTTCAAGATAAAGTCTCCCATGAACTTGTTGCCTTGCGGACTGATAACCGTCACTTCCTTGCCTGCTAAAGAATAGGAATCTATCCCGGCATACTGATGGATACTCGGTGCATCATCGCCATACACAGACAATGTTATTGCGTTCTGACGCTTCTTGTCCGTTCTGTTTCCGAGCTGTACAAGGCTATCGCCTTCCTGCGGTATGTCGCTGTTTGCATCACAGTCCGTTTTGCTAAGGTCTATGTAGTCCTCGCCAACACCTACGCATAAACGCCAATAATAACGGTTGGACACATTCTCGTAGACACCCGGTTTGATATTAAAGTCTTGGAAACGAATCTGGTCACCTTCCTTGAACGGGTTCTCGATAGCCGTTTCTCCATCATCCACCAAAAGAAAGCAACGCCAAAAATCCTCGTGTTCTTCCACCGTTCCACATTTCATTCCGGCAGCGGTGAACATGTAGTTTCCGCCTGCATAAGAGAGCTTCTTTATCTCCAACTCGGAGAACATCGCCTTAATACGCACAAAGAGTTCGTCCACTTCAATGTAGGATTTACCCGTCTTGCTGTCTACTTTAATGACAAAGCCTTCACCGAGAGCACCGGAAGAAAAGTTCATGGACTGGATATAATCTGAAAACAATCCACCTAAGAATTTTATTAAATAGCTGGTTTGGTCAGGTTTGGTTTTATTCAAAAACAGCTTTTCTCCAAAGGCTTTAATGATTGATTCCACTTGTTGGGTAGTTAATCCTCCACCGCCTTGCCCGCCTACTATTGAATCTATCTGATTCTGTATCTTTTCTAAAGTTCCTACCGCTTTGTCATTGCGAAGGGTAATATCATACGTTGGAATGAGAGCGTCTCCTTCCTTTATTGTAAGGCTGTCAATAATAATGCTCCCGTTGATGTTTAAGTCTTCATCCTCGAACAACATTAAATCACCTTCCTTTATACTGTCATGCAGTTCCGGGTGACGCGCCATAAATATTTCATCTACTTTAGGCTCGTAAGTATATCTTACATAATCATTTTTTGCAAGATATTCTTTGGAAGCTGTTAGCAATCTTTGGGAAGCAGCTTTTATATACACATCCGGCATATCAATACCCAAAAGCACAAATTTATCTCCGGCTTTGATAGTAAAATCCTTATATGGGAAATAAAGATTCAAACCTTCATCATAGATTCTGTTGCATGTCAAGACCCACATATCACCTTGTTTTACGGGCTTGTCTGCATCTCTAAGTATTTCAAATTCACGTCCACCACACATTCCGCTTTTCATGGATATGGTGGGAGTTTCATCGGTAAAGTAATCGTTTATGTCAAATCCAATGTCTTTGAGATATATTTTGAACGGTGGGATGGTTTCTTCTTCTTCAAAGTAACCATCATCTGCAATTGGCGTATTATCTTTGTTCACTGAATCGGAAGCGATTTCATCCAACGCTCCGGTAGCATTTACGATTATTCCCGCGTCTTTCAACTGCTGTGCTGTCATTCCTTCCATAGACGGATATATTTCCGGCAAAGAAGTATCGCTCTCGTCAAAGAAAACCGAACCTTCCCGAACTCCGATAATATCTATGTTTTTACTATCAAGGTATGGGTCAAGTGTCTTTTCCGGAAAATCAGGAAGCATCAAGTTTTTAACAGCCATATTATTGGGAACTAATGCTCCAGAAGGTCTTTTGTACTTTCTTGGAACATTGTCCGTCTCAATGCCTTTTTCTATCCGCATCTTTGCACCTATGCGGACGTTGTCCTTGTCGGCTTCGCTATTCAACAAAACGTAGCATTTCCCAAGAAAGCTACCTCTTCTCATTTTATAAGAGTGCCCATTGATTGTCACATCATACAATGCTGTATCAGATAGGAATTTCATGTAAAAAGGAAGCGTCACAACAGCACCGCCTATCAAATGTGTATTAGGGTCATATCCGTAAGATACATCCTCGATGGGAGCTTCAACAATAGGACTTCCATATGTTGTATAATAGTTGTAAGGCAAGTTTTTGGTACCACCATATGCTCTTAGGCGGGTAATTATCTTCTGTGACGAATCCGCGGTTTTTTGTATGGAGTACAGCCCCTTGCCCTTTCCATAGCCGAACATGTTTCCTACTGCAATTCCGGCAGTGCCTATTGTTATCGTTCGTCCTCTTATGATAAAGTTTGCCTTAAACTCACTATTTACCAAAGCAAGTGCGTCCCAAACGTTTATACTGCTTATTGATATGGATTTGTTAGTCTCATTAACATATTCGGGATGTACTGTAACCGTCCATTTTTGCTCTCCTTTATAGATACGGTCAAGGTTCACCTGTATTCTTTCTGCGAGAGCATTTATGCTTTCAGCGTAAAAACTGAATGTAGGCAGGGAAGAGTAGTGAATTAAGTTATCCTCTTTTACATAGTCCAGGAATTCGCATCTTGTTAGTTCATCTGCGAGAGAGTTGAAAACTACGTTCTCATATTTGAAAGCCTCTCCGTATGTATTTTTGGAGGCTTGCTTCAATTCAGTAGGGTCGTAGTTTATTTCAAATCTTTCTCCGCGGTATATCAGATAGTCCCCGACTGTAAAATCAATCGGAGTGGGGGACGTAACGGTAATGTTAACGGAACAAGCTCCCATGAACTCTCCGTTATACTCTAACTTGTTAGCGACACATCGTTGCGTCTGCCCGTCTTTGCTGTATATTATAAACCGTCCCATTATGCCGTAAGAATAATTTGTGTTTTAGGGTCAGTTACCCGAAATGTAATGTTGAAAGTTACAACATCCCCCTCATCTGTCTTGCGGACAAAAAGGTCGGGTTTTATGGATTTAAAATAAACTCCCTGCCTGCCTATTTGGGTATAGGTGTCATAAACCTTTAACTCTGTTCCGTAACCGTCTTTTCCTATCAGATAGTCCAGGAAGGCGACAATTTTTTCATTGGCTGTTCCCATATCACCTTTATAGGCAAACTCTACTTCTATATCATAGGCTTGCATGTAGAGTTCTTCGGGGAAAAAGGTGTCTTCTCCGTCTTGGTCTATCCAGTCCCTTTTGGGCAAACCCTTAATATCTCCATATACAGTAAAAGGGAAGTCCTTGCACACAATCCCCCATTGGGATTTGGTGTCAATAACAGGACTCCCCAGCTTACTTTTCTGAAAATAGATACTGTAAGGCTTTGCCATGTGTTATTTTGAGTTTGTGTTGTAAAAACAAAAAGAGCCAATCAACGGCATATCCGTTAATCAGCTCTTTGGCTTGTATTATCAATACTGCAAATATATGGTGTATTTTCTAAATAATCAAGTAAAATATTAGAAAATTACCCGCTATTTTGTATCCTCTATATCTAAATAATGCTCTTTTGTTTTTCGATAAGATGTTTATTTAACATCTTTAGGTCTAAAGGTGTTTGGGGAATAATAGAGTTTGTTTTGATGATTGTCATATTTTCTCTTCCTACCAATTTCATTATTTCGATTTTTTCACGCTGTATGTCATTAACAATCCCGAATAGTCTTTTTCTAATAGTATTTATATTCATAGTCTAATTTTTTTCAAGGTAAGGCATAGGAAAATGTCGCCTGATGTGGCGGTTAACGACAACACTATGCCTGTTTAATCTTGTTCCAGTGCAACCGCCACGGAGCAATGGTAAGACAACGTTGTTTACAAAACAAACTTACGCATTTTTAGCTGTTGTCCCAAACATAACCTTGCTATTATTTGATTTTTTCTATTGATTGATAGAGCTATTCAAAAACTTGTTTACGAAGTAGACCTGCCCTTTTCCCGTAAGTTTTGTCGTAATTGTAGTATGTAATACTCCGCCGCTACCTGAGCGTACGCCTTTCTTTATCTCGAATAATCCCTGTTCTACATATTGTTGATTCGGAATGTTGTATCGCTCTCCATGCTTACCTAAATACCCGTTTTCACGCATCCATGCAAATAACCTCTTTTCGCCGATAGGGTATCCATTCTGTGTGATAATCTTTGCTAATTCTCCGATTAAGCAAGAACTATTCGCTGATTGTACGGCATTGGTAAAAGCTATGGCGGGAGTGGCTTCGGCAACTTTCTGTTCTGCTTCAACTCTCTTTTGGCGTTCCTCTTTCAAATTCTGTAATGCTTGTATAGCGAAATCCGGATTAGCAAGTAGTTTTTCTATGGTAATATCTGTAGCATAGATTCCATGCTTACGGATTAATGGCAGGACTTCTTCGCATACCCAATCTTGAAATTTTTCAGCATCAGGAAGATTGCTTCTCATTATTAAACGATATACATCCTTTTCAGGAATATATACCATATTTACTCCACCAACGCCGTTTTCGTGTGGGTGAAACACCTTTTTGCCTGATTTACAATGTCTTTGTGTGGCGTCTGCTGTATCAGAGTATCCTAATGCGGCGGCTACATCTTTTGCACAAAACAAAGGTTCATTGCTCTCGTTCATTATAATTCTTACTTCTCCGAATTGTTCGTTTTTGAAAATTTGAATATTGCTTTTCATAACTTTATATCTTTATATAAATGAAAAGGGGAGCACCAGCCTAACCGTATAAAGTGGAAGTTTACGAGTTAGACCGATGTCCCCAAATATCTTTATCTATGCAGAACTTCCACAAACTGCAACTATGATAGCTATCTTGTGGAAGCAAAGTTATTAAGCATTTGAATATCAGTCAAATGTTAATAATGTCACTTTCTATTCTATTTTGGAATGAGTGAAATAGAATGAAATAGCGTGAAATGGAATGAAAATCAATTCCAATAAAAAACTTATTATTTTGCTGCAATTTAGATGTTATCCAAACAACAAGCTAATGATTGTTTATCGCCGTTAATTTCATGGGCTTTGTACCGTAATGTGTTAACCAATGATAATGTCTGTGATACCCATAACTTTATGTTATTACGTAATGCTTTGAAATATAGTTTACTGCTGTTTGGGTGTTAATCCCATACTTGCCATGTCAAACAACCTTCGCAAACAATTAGCCGAAAGGAAAAACTTTCTTCTTGATAGGGTATAGTCTTTCCCCTCTGCAAACCATTCTTTTATAAAAGTCCTTGCTTCTTTTTCATTAGTGAAAAACAATTGACTTATTTCATTCAGGCTGCACGGATATTTAGTTCCGGCATTATGCTTGGTTACGATATTGCGTACATATTCTTTTATTTTAGGGACAGGGGTGGAGTAGGTGAGTTTATTTGTTTTCATATTCTTTTCTTTAAATTATAATTTATCTATTGCCAACCCGCCAGCCGTATTACTGGCGGGGCATCATAACGTGAACGTTGGTCGAACCTCAACGTGCATCTATGCTAACATGTGGCAATATTTCCTTATTAAGGCTTCTAAGGTCAAAATCTGACTTAGAGGCGCTCGGGTTGTATTTTGATATAGACATAGGGGCAAGAAGCGCCATTATTTCCAGCTTCTCCTGCTGTATATCGAGTATTACTTCATCCAGTAGCTTTCTTAATTCTTCCATTTTCGTTTTGGATATAGTTGTGGCTGTCGGGCATTGGAACCGACTGCCGGATGATTAAAATAGCGTGATTAGTATTTTTTCATGCAGCTAACGAATAAGGCTATGATAGATATAAGGACGCCTACAATGGCAAGTATTAAATTCCAATTGATAGGATTGTGCAAGTTGGGGTTAACGGCAAGATAGTGCTTGCCCTCTTCGGTGAGTTTAGCACTCCATACATAACCGCCAATTAAATAATTGGCTTTCACCAATCCTTTCCTCTCAATGGAACGGATGGAAGCAGTAAATACATGCTTCGGGTATGTTGCCGGGCATTCTCCGCCAAACTCTGCAACAATCCGAAATGCTTGTTTCTCTTCCTTTGTTAATTTAATCCGTTCCATAACCTCTCATTTAATAAGGTACACCCGACAAATAATGCAAGCAGCGTAGATACGGCAGTAATCGTTGAAAGCACAATCAATATGATGTCTTTCCACGGGATAGGATTTTTCAACATGGGATTATATTCCATGTATGCTTTTCCTTTTATTGTAAGTTTCGCCATATACACAACTCCATCTTCATCAGCCTTATATGATACAAGTCCTTTTTCTTTCAGAAGGTCAAGGGTTGTCACAAATAGAAACGGAGAACATTTCAATGGTAATTTCTTGCCGTTGATACTTACACTTCTGAATACAGCCTTTTCTTCCTTTGACAACCTTATCCGTTCCATAACCTACTCGTTTTCTGCAAATTTACTAAATACTACGCAAATATGTGTTGTTGTGCTATACTATTTTATAGGCGAAATCTTTCTGTCAGAAGGCTTTCCGCCAAATAGATGGTTGATATAAGCAAGTCCTTTGGGCTTGCAAAACACCTTTTGGCATAGTATGTCTGGGTGGTTGTCTCTGCGTATTGGCGGCAACAGCGTCATTTCAAAGTAGCCTGCGTCAATATATTTTTGTTTCGGCTCGTTTCGGTCTTTGAAGAATATACCCGCATCCCTTAGCTTCCCGAAAAGGGTGTTTCTCCCAAAACCGAGATTGAGTATCTTTGCGGCTTGACCTATGTCTACTTTGCCCTCTGCTTTGAAAGCGGCTTCGGCGAAGTCGGCTTTAGGCTGGAGTTTGGTAATCTTTGCATCTTTCTGCTCGATTTGCTTTTGTTGCTGCTCTGTTTCAATACGGAGTTGTTCCTTTTCCTTTTCAGAAGCTACTAACGCTTCCAATGCCTCAAGATAAGTTTGTGGAGTCTTGATAACTTTTTTCTCATTTTCGAGGTATTCTAAACGGTTGATTATTCTTTCACGCAGAACTGCATCATAACCAGATGCAAGAATAAGGCATCCCTTTGGGGTGAGATTAAAAAGAGGTCTTTTTTGACCGTTAGCGTCTGTGTATGACCCCAATCCAAAATTGGATGCGGATACACCTTGTGATAAGAGGCTGCGAATGTCACGCATTACATGGGCATGTTGTTTGCCCGTAACCTCTGCTATTTCAAGAGAGGTCATACCTTTTTGATTTGGAATTAAGCTTTCCATACTTACTATTGTTTGGCATTGTAATTATAGACAGAAAAACGGCTGTCATTTCCCGTGTCGCCAAACAATAGTAAGATTTTCTCCGAAGAGGAAATATTACGCAGGAAAAACAGCCGTGTATTTTTATACAAGCAATTGGGCATAAAAAACAGCCTAACTAATATAGTGAGCGATAACCGTGCTCTACGGAGAAAGAATACTTTACTATTGTTTGGCATCACAAAGATAGTGATAACCTTTGAAAGTGCAAATTTCTTATTAGAAAATCAATTTCTTTCGTTTATTTTCTAAGTTATTGCGCAAATATATAGAAAATATACTTGTTTTTATAATTTAAT